TGTTGACCTTCAGCAACCGGCACATTGACCGTCAAAGCATTGTGTTGTGGGTCAAAAATAATATCCCACCCAAAATTACCGCCATACGATTGCGTTGCAGCAGTAAATGCGCCTTGAATTTTGTCCGACAACGCAACACGAGGATCAAGTCTGGATGATTGCAAACTTGCGGCAAGTGGATACAGACCGTTGTAAGTCAGCATAAGCATATCGCCGCCGTACTTTAATAGGCATCGCTTGCCAACGGGTTTGCCAACTCTCCAAACGCCCACTAGCGCCCATTTCGTAGAATCTGAGGGATCAGTACCCGCCCAAACAATAACCTCGCCATTAGACGTTATAAACACCAAGTTATCGTCTACGCCGTAGCCTGCGTCAATCGTCCACGTTCCCACGGCAACCAAGAATCCACCAAGTTGGGCAACCGAACTCATGTCAATTGCGGCAGCTGCGCCGGCAATGCTTAATGTTGGTAAATACCATGCTTTAAGCGAATTGTTTTGCGTAAACCAAACTTGGTTCTTAAAAATGGCAATATTGCTTAGACTGCTTGCCGTTACGCCAGTAATGGTTGGATTTGTCCAAGTTGACCCGTTATACAGTAACGGCGCATCTACGCCATTGACCAAATACAAGTAACCGCCGGCAGGCGTTGTGACGTTGGTGTATTCCCATTTTGCGTTACTTAAACCCGTCTTGACAGCTGCGCCAACCGCACCGCCAAGCGTACAGTCATAAATTGACGTACCCGCAATGGCAAACAATTTGTCAGTTGCACCGCTTGAGTAACCCATAAGCGTCTGGACTTGACCAGGTATGCCGGTAGAGTATTTGGTGTATCCACCACGCAACACCACATTATTGACCGTGGGGAACAAATTGGTCAGTTGGACAGCATCAAGCGTATCCATGTTTGCAATAGAATCCCGCACGTTCCAACCACCAATAGGCGCTGGTAATGACTGAACCCGTGCCGCCGTACCTTGAACAAGTCGGCTTGCCATTAGTTTGTCCCGTAGCCAGTATCAGGAATGTTGTCGTAGCCGATCAAGACTGTGCCTGGGCGTGGTGCAAACGACAAATTAGCCGCTGACGTATCTTGTGCCCGAACAATCTCAAATTCCTCAATATAATTTCGGTACATTGCTGTGGTATCAAAGCCTTTAGCCTCAAAATACTTGAGCTTGGTAGCCAAAACCATCAGGCGATCTGGGTAAATACAAGTATCGGTATCGGCAGTAAACGATGTTTTTACAACGCCTGTGTCAGATAATGCCCAACCATTTGACCGATATTCATAGCCAAGCAACTCATTGGTTGAAACGCCAGGCCAAATTTGACAGTATTTGCCAAGCAAACGATAGCGAATCCGTGGGCCGGTAGAAATAAAACCAGACAGTAACCATTCCCATTGTTGTGCGCTTTCAGGGCCAAGCATTTCCCAATGTTTTGATTTGTCCCAATGAGTTCTAGGAACGGTTGATTCGTAATCCGAGGGTAATGCGTACTTCACCTTTTCAAAAGTGATCGTAGCCCCTGTATACGTCCCTGTAGAGGGTAGATTAACCGTAACTTGCGTGGCTGAATCAACAGACTCAATATAACAAGCGTTTGAAATGCCGTTGCCCACCACTTGATACGTTGAATCAAGCCCAGCAGTCGATGGGATGCCGGTGATGGTGTAAGTGTCTAGCGTCACGTTACCCGTTGTTTGGGTATAGACCGTGGTAAATGTGTATTGTTTTGTTAATTGCCGCCAGTCATGCTTTCGCAAAAACTCATAACCGGCAGCGTTCATTAACGCCAAGATTTGAATTACATCTTGGTTGGTATTTGATGCCACAGTAGTTGGCGTTGATACCCCAAGCTCGTTAGTGACTTGGGTTACTAGCTGTAGCATCGTGGATGACATTTAGTCCTCTTTTTTTGGCCTCCCAACCTTCTTTTCTGATAATTGAGCCATCAAAGCCGCCATTTGCTCTTTTACTTCAGCAAGTTCTTGCTTTGTTTTTTCAATTTCAGTTTGACTTGAAGATTGGTTTTTAACTTGTAAATAACGCCTAGCCTGCTCTCGCAAGCCCACCGCACCCATGCCAATTCGCTGCAATTGGTTATCGGTAGCGGTAGCAACTTGCTCAACGGTCTGAAATTTAAAGATTTGCAATTCTGCCATCTGCATATCGTTAAAGTTTTCAGGATCGTCTTGTACCCATTGTTTCAGCGGCACACCAATAATTTCTGCATTATTGTTTTGCATCTGAAAATGCAACCATTGGCGAGGAAAACGCTGCTTATGATCGTCCCGAACGGGTTGGTCAATAATTGTCGTTTTATCCCCTGGTACTATGATTCTAACAAACGGCTTTTCTTTGTACGGCTCTTTATCGTAAACGTAAAACTCGACGTGTAGGTGAGAATCTGCGTTATGAATATCGCTGTCTAAAGCCAATTTATGCCCCTGTTAATGTTACCCATGTTGTTGCGGAAGTTGCTTTTACTAACATCGTTTTTGCCGTTGCAAGCGTAACACTTGCGGCAGCTGCGTTCATTGTAGTGCTTGTATTGTAAGGATAGACGGTAATTGTTTGGCCTGAATCATTACGGATAATCATTTCAGCGCCAGTTTCGCAAGGTGGCAACTTAACGCCAGTTGAGGCTGCTGAAGTTGTGATCGTATTGTTTGATACGTTTAACTGCAAAGCATCTGCCGCAGTTGTACCAGTAGCGACTAGGCCAACAGCGCCATTGCCACAAATAACTTCAGCAGTAAGTGGAGAATTGCCTGCGCCCATAATTCTTGATGGAAATGCCATGATAGTCCTTTAAGTTTAATTACTCATTGCTTTTGCCATTTCGTGCAAAAGCCCATCGCCACATACTTCAATCGTAACATCATCAAAGCCTGCCACGACATTCTGAAAATCCGTTACTTGCTGTGCCATCCACGGCGCACACTTGTACGTTACATCGTTCACCATAGCGTCAATAATACGTTCGCCATTGTTACTTGTCTGCTCGTATGCGTGGTGTTCGCCATTTCGATAGCTTGAATCCATGCCAAACATAAAGATACGTTTAAAGCCTTGCAACTTAGCCAATATCAACGACAAAATACCAACCGTTGTAAACCCGCCCATCAAATGAACTGGTCGAGCCTTTTCATGCTCAAGCAATTCATAAACACCAGGCGTATTGGCGTGTACTAGCACCACTTTGTAACCTTCCAACGCATCAAATACTGCATCGTCGCATTGGCTAGTGATGTAAAACGTAGTCGATTGCTGTGGATTCTGAACAAATCTTACGTTCTCTGCTCGAGCATCTAGCATCACCATCACATCAGGTACGATGCCTAGCCCAATCATGTAATCGTAAGAACCGTTCATCGCCCATACTTTTGCGCCGTTTTGGTGGCGTAGCCGCAACTGGTCAATCGTGTCAACCAGACTTGGCCCACCACCAACAAGACAGACGCTGCCTTGGGGTGACTCGTTAAAATCAAACCAAGGCAGCGACCTTTTTACGGATCGCTGCACATTGCCCAACAAAACGTCAGGCTCTGTGTTTCCTACAACATCAAGTACAGCTTCAATCATTTAGGTGATCTGTGACTGGAGATGTGGACGGTTGATGGTAACGGTAATGGTTGAAGTCGTAGAAGTGACGGTTGTTAGGTTGGCTGAACGAGCAGCAACAACTTGCAAGCCGGCAGATGCCAAGACTTTTACACGACCGGCTGTAGCCGACAAGAACAGAGTGACGTTAGGTGCAACGGTCACAGCAGTTTTCTTGATGACTGCATTACCAGCAATCTGATACCAACCATAAAGACCCGCTGTGCAAGCCGACATAGCGACTGCAACAGGCACGTCTTGAACGGCGGTGTTGACAACCAAAGTTGTTTGATAAGTTGTAGCGTTGTAACGCACAACCGAGCCAACAACAGTTGATGCCACGCCTAGGAGCAAGATGAACTCGCCTTCGCCGTAAGTTGGATCAAATGCACGAACAATAGTACCTAAAACAGCTGGGGGCGTTGGAATAGTCGTGCCGCCTGCTGTGGTAATACCAGAGTCCGTTTGAGCAATTTGCAGGAGTCCTGCACGAGGTTCGTCGAATGTATATGCCATGATGGTTTCCTTTAAGCGATCAGCACGCCGCAGAATTGCGGGCCTGAAGATGTGAGGTTGCCGGCAAATCCGATGAGCTTAACGATAGCGTCTTGGTTAACTGCTTGACGCTCGCCGCCGATTGGCACGAAATTACGATCAGCGTGTGGACGGAACATGATGTATTTCGTGTTCAAGAACCACATATGGTTTGCTGTTGCGGCTGAACCGATACCACCGTCCAGAACCACATCAGATGCCATACCTGCGCCGTAATATTTCAACGATGCGAAACCAGCGCCAGCTGACGAATTGCCACCGTCTGTGATGCGTTGGATCGACTGCAACGATTGCAAATACAATTTGTAATAGTTGTTGTCGCAAACGATCAAATCAGGCTTGTCAGTTCCACGAATCAACTGAACAGCTAAAGCATCCATATATGCCTGGATATTCGATGCTGAAACAGCAGAGCCGCCGTTGGTCACGCCTGAGTAGGCAACAGATTGCCAAAACGTAAAAGTCGCACGGTTAATGCCGCCGTAAGTACCAGTCGAGGGTGCATCAGGAATAGCAGCACCAAGTCCGGTGATGTTTTTGCCTGAGTTACCAGTACCGTCTAGGTAAATGTCACCCGAAATACGGTTAGCCAACTGAGCTTCAGCCACATTCATACGACCATCAAGCAAGTCGATAATCGCTTCTTTGCCGCTGTTCTGAATCATCTCAAGGCCGCTGATCGAAACTGCCGATGCGTACTGAGTAATTGAGAATTGGGCAGCAGAAATTGGGCTGTTCTGCGAAACGTTCAACACTTCATAGCCTGAATAGCTGTTGGTGTTGTTGGTTGTTGAGTCGTTATACATGATCTCTTGCAAAATCACGTTACCGCCTGAAAACGTCTTTACGTTGCCACGTTCTTTCAAACGGCGCAATAAAGCGTTGTTATTTGTTACGTTATCAGCAAGTTCACCTGTGCGGCTTTGAATGTTAGTCGCAATGATGTCGCTGATCGAGCTATTGGCAAATGCCATAGTAATCTCCGATTAGGTTATCAAAAACGCTCATTAAGATTGTCAAATTGCTCTAACAATAATGAACGCCTATCTTGCGCTTTGGTACTCGTCGCTGCCCCTGGTGTCGAGGATTTAACGCTGACCGCTGCCGCCCTAGCTGCTTTCGCCGCTCTGTTCGATGCTTCCCGTTTCGCTGCATCTGCTTGACCCTGTGAGGCTTGCTGATGTTTTGTAAACAGGTCGTTATCTAGGCGTATTGCCTTTTGATAAGCATCATCCAAGTCCTTTGCCACACCGCTGTTAAGCAGTTGGATCATTGTTGGACGTGCTTCCTCAAAATACTCTGCTTTTGTCTGAAATTCACTAATTTCGTTCAAAAGTGCTTGATTCTGTGCTGCTTCCTGCTGTTGCTTCCAATTTAACACCTCGCCACGAACTTGTGCAAGCTCGTTTTGAATGGCGTAAAA